TTTGACGACGGTACACCATACTTCTTTTATGAGACACTAAAGAATGGTATACAATATAGATCATATAAGAACATGCTTACAAGAGATAATATCGATCGGTACTACTTTAAGTCCTATATGAAGAATGCAAAGGAGAGTGAAGAAGGGTTCGAAGAAGAAAGAACAATGGTCACGGATATATCATCTCCTTCATATGGCATGTCTAAAATGGTAGGGGCAGCCTGCGGGGCCTTTGCTAGCACTCTGCACAATGTAGATATAGCCACTAAGACATATAAGAAGATTGTATTTAATAGAGAACGACAACAATTAAACATGTTAAATAAGTATAAACCCTATGTACAAAATAATAATACTATGATACTATCGAGGAAGTACTCAGATCACGCCGTATCTAAGCAGTTCTTTATTAATAGTAATAGTAAGGCCTTCGGTCAGAATAACTATTATGGAGAGACCGATATAGATTTAAATAAAGGGATCGCGCAACTAGAGAACCTAAACTTCCAACAACAAGAGATTACCATACCAGGTAACTTTGATATGGAGGTAGGACGTATACTACATCTAACTGTATATCGTAATAAGGAAGAGACTGAAGGCGCAGGCATCGATAAGGCTCAATCAGGCAAGTACCTAGTGACGAGAGTGATACATAGGTTCGATGATAACTACAGTCAGGAGCTGGTCCTTCAGAAAGATTCAGGAGAATTAAATTATGAAACTGCATGATGATCAATTTGTAGGTGGCCAATTCGCATGGTTCACTGGTGTAGTAGAAGATATAAACGATACAGAATATCTTAATAGAGTCAAGGTCAGAGCCTTTGGATACCATAGTGACGATACTGCCGAGGTACCTACAGATGCATTACCATGGGCTACAGTGATGGGGACAACGCTTAACGCTGGACATAAAGGTGTTGGCTCAAACCACCAACTAGTAATAGGGACATGGTGTGTAGGGTTCTTTAGGGATGGTCTCAGCGCTCAGGATCCTATTATAATGGGAACAGTTGCTTCCTCTCAGCCGGATGGTACACTTGATCTACCAACAGAGGCGCAGGTTAGTGGTAATACAAATGCTGTATATAAGAGTACAGCAGGACACTTAATAGAAATAGACAATACGCTTAACGCTAGCCGTATAATGGTTACTCATATAGAGGGTACTAGTATACTGATTGATAATAGTGGGAACGTAACGATTGATACTAGCTCTGGTGGTAATACAGTTAATATAATAGGTAATACTACTATAACAGGTACTCTACACGTATCGGATAAAATAACTAGTAATGATGATATTGTTGCTGATAATGATGATACAAAAATCTCGCTGGAAGATCATGTACACGTATATAAAACTGGAAGTGGTACAGCTCATAATACAACTAATAAAGATACAGAGAAACCAACAGATGCAAGTTAATAATTTATATAGCTCGCTCGCTTGCTTTGAGATGGCTTTTCGGAAAAAAAATCTCGCTGGAATTTTTAAATCCCTAACCTTTTGCATATAAATAGTACTATGGAACATAATACAGGATCAAATCAAAATAAATCAGATAAGAGAAATGGTGCTTCAATCGTCTCTCGGAAGAAAGGTTATCGCGATTTAGATCTTTCTTTAAAGCGACATCCTATTACTGGTAAGATCACAACACTTAAAGATGATGCAGCAGTAAAGAATGCTGTGAAGAATCTCGTTCTAACTAACTTTTTTGAACGACCATTCCAGCCCTCGCTAGGTGCTAATTTACGCGGACTCTTATTTGAGCCGGCTGATGGTGTCACAAGGTTAGCAATAAAGGATAATATAGAAGGTGTTGTCAAAGCAGAACCACGCATAAAATTGCTGGCTCTCTCGGTAATTGACCTTTCGGATAAGAATGCGTATCGAGTTACAATGAAGTATCGTATACGGGAATCAAATAAAGTAGAGGATGTAGAGATAGTACTACGCAGACTAAGGTAAGATAATATGGCAACAAATTTAAATGTAACAGAATTAGACTTCGATCAGATTAAACAAAATCTGAAAAACTTTTTAAAGCAACAAGAAGAGTATACTGACTATGACTTCGAAGGTTCAGGTCTTAGTACACTCCTTGATGTATTAGCATATAACACACACTACAACGCAATGAACGCGCATTATAGTTTAAATGAAGCATTCCTTGACTCAGCTCAAATACGTGGTAATGTTGTCACACGAGCGAAGCTATTAGGTTATACTCCTCGTTCAGTTCTTTCTGCAAGAGCAAGAGTACAAATAACTGTTGATATATCTGGCGAAGATCAGGCAACAAAGGATAACACTACTTCACTCACACTACCTCGTGGTACTAAACTCAAGGCTGAAGTTGGTAATGATAAATTTGAATTTGTTGTATTGGATAATCATAGCGTAGATGTTATTGCAAATACACATACATTTGTTTTTAATAACATAGAAATTGCAGAAGGTACATACAAAACATTATTATACAGAGTTGATAATGATATAGAGAATCAGAAATTTCAACTAGGTGATAAGGATGCTGATACATCCACATTACGAGTCAGAGTACAACAGAACGAACAAGCAGTTGCGTACGATATCTATACAAAGTTTGAATCGCTATTAAATGTTGATTCAACTTCACAGATCTATTACTTACAAGAAAATCCATCCGAACTCTTTGAAGTTTATTTCGGCGATGGTATTGTTGGAAGAAAGCCAATTAATAATAATATTGTAACTCTTGATTATGTTTATACAAAAGGTGAAGAAGCAAATGGTGCTTCCACATTCTCTATGGTCGATACAGTTGGTGGATTCGTAGGGGCTGCTGTTAAAGTAACAGATGCAGCTGGTGGTACTGAAAGAGAAACTTTAGAATCAATACGATTTAATGCACCACTAACATTTACAGCACAGAACAGAGCGGTAACATCAGATGATTACCGTGGTATCTTATTAAAGAACTTTGCTAACATCTCTTCTATCTCAACATGGGGTGGAGAAGATAATGATCCACCAGATTTTGGAACAGTATATGTTAGTATTAAACCACTAACAGCAAATACATTAACTGATGCTGAGAAAGCAAATATAAAATCAACAGTACTAAAAGGAAAGAACGTGGTCTCTGTTACACCAGAGATTGTAGATCCTGCATTTACTAATTTAGAATTAGATGTATTCTTTAAATATAATCCAAACCTCACAGATAGAAGCTCGGTTGATTTACAAACAGTTGTCAAAGATGTCATCGCTGACTATAACTTTAATAACCTCAATAAATTTGATGGAGTATTTAGGCATTCACAATTATTAAAAGCAATTGATTCAGCCGATCCTTCTATTTTAAATAGTACAGTTCGTCCATATATGTATCAGGACATTACTCCATCTGTTGTGTCAGGCCAGAACAATCACAGTCTTACATTCGCGGCTCCATTCTATCAAGCTGGTAACTCAACAGATTTTATTTTAACATCATCTTCATTTAATATTGGTTCAGTACCTCATTTCTTTGGTGATAAACCAATTTCTGGTTCTACTAACAGAACAGTTATTGTATATAAGATTATAGAAAACGAAAACATTACAGTAATAAAAGATGCTGGTACTATTGATGTAAGTAAAGGAACAGTAACACTTCATAGCTTTACACCAGACACAGTAGCATCTATTAGAATCACACTTACACCAAACAGTTTAGATATAGCACCAAAAAGAAATCAGCTATTAAACATTGATAATTCTAAAGTTATAGTTACAGCTCAGGTAGATACTATCACAACTGCTGGCTCAGCAGGATCAATAGATTACGCAGTTAATTCAAGGTTAAGATAATATGGCAAATGAATCATCACCAGGATATATAGAATCAATAGGTTCTACTAAAAGGAAGACAAAGGAAGATCTTTTAATAGATAATCTTATTCCTTCCGAGATCTTAGCTCAAGCTGGTGAAGGTGGAATAAAGAACTTACTTAAAAGATATTATGAATTCATGAATATGGACGAATTCATATATACACAAAACGAAACTTTTACTGATATCGTTTTAAATGGCCAAGCTCAATTTAGAGTATCAGATCCAAAAAATGAGAATGATGAATTCTTTATTGACCATACTTTTATTAATTCAACTTTAAAGACTGCAGGATTAGTTACCTTACCTGGAGAGAGTGAAGCGCTTCCTATTGGTAGCTCTATCACAACAATAAAAGTAACTGACGCAAATGGAACTGTAACAAGTCAACCAATCGGAGACGCGGCTGTTACTATATCAAATGGTAACGAACTTCCAGGCTCATTAGCTAATTCAGTAGATCCTATTGGAAAAACTTACACAATAACTGGCTTGGAAGATTATAATAATATACCACTTACATTTACAACACCCGTTAAATATTGGGTAGGACCCGGACCTTCATATGTTCTTAACGCAATTGAAGAAGCAATGGACATAGATGTAAATGGTGATAACTATCTACAGCTTATGCAAAAGGAAATAGCTCAAGCTATTCCTCGTAATTTAACTACAGATAAAAGAAAGTTATATAAAAGAATAGTTGATTTCTATAAAGTAAGAGGATCACAAGATTCCATAGAAATCTTTTTTAGACTTTTATTCGATGATCAGGTTGAAGTAGAATATCCATGGGATAATACATTAAGACCTTCAGCTGGAGATTGGAGCTCTGATACAAATCAATTTGTTTCTACTACTGGTATGATATCAGAAAAGAAAATTAGATTACACGATTCTAATAGATATCAAAAATATTCTTACCTTGTAAGAACTGGTCAGAATGTTAGCACTTGGAAAAATGTATTTGAAAGATTAGTTCATCCAGCTGGATTTGTTTTCTTTGGAGAGATCTTAATATTGCTCTCTCTATTAAGAAGTGCTAATGGTGATAATACTAAAAGTAGCACTTATACATACACAGGACAAATCACAACACCTAATGGGTTAACTGCATTTAGATCTGGGGCCGCGGCATTAACTACTGTACTGGCTTCCGAAGTATCTAGTGTTAATGTTGATATTCCATCATCTACTGGTGGAGATGTATTTCAAACAATAAAAGCTTATCCTAGATCTAATCGATTAACTAAATCTTCTATGCCAGGATTGCAACCAGGAGTTATTGGAGTTGAAGATCTTCCATTACTAGTTGAAATGTTTGTATCACAATTTTTACCAGAGGCTAAAGCTAAGATAAATAGAAATGCTATATTAGGTGTTTCTACTAATACTTCAAATCAAGTTAGTGCTATTGAAATTGTAGATACAGGTTATGGTTACCCAGTAGATAATTCAACAAAAACAACTGTTGCTGGCCAAGACTTTTATGATGGCCCAGCAATTACAATTAGTGGTACAGGATCAAGTGCAACAGCTACATCTAAAATTAATATAGAAGGTGAGCTAGAGACAGTTACTATTACTGCAGCTGGTAGTAATTATACCGAAGCTTCTATTGCAGTAGCTGGTAATTCAAATGCTGGTAAATTATCTAGAATTAATTTAACTGGTATTGCACCAAAGACATATAGAAGAGCTCCTAATATAGTATTAGGTGCGCCTACAGCTGTAGACCAAGATGGTGTTTTACTTACTACTAATGTACAAGCTGTAGCTAAGTTTGTACTAGAAGCAACATCAGTTAATGAAGTACAAATGCTTAATAGAGGTAGTGGATATACTTCCATCCCTACTGTTACAATATCATCACCAAGCTCTGGACAACAAGCACAAGCTCATGCTGTTGTAAGTTCGGATGGAAAGATTGATGGCATCAGAGTTTATAATGGAGGAAGTGGATATACTGAAGCACCTACTATTACAATTAGTGGTGGCGGAGGAACTGGAGCTACAGGTTTAGTTTATTTAAAAGCTAGTGAAATAAGTAGCATAAATATAACTAATAGTGGAAATGGTTATGTGTTTGATCCTAGAGTTACATTAGGTTCATCAGCAGTTTCTGAAAAGAGAGCAAGAGATACGATAATGTATTTAATCTTGCACCTCAATCAGGTTGATAGAGTACAAAATAATTATTTTAATTTAAAGAAAAATAGTTTTTACGATAGTAGCAAAAGATTTAACAGTAATCAAAGAATTGACTTATTTGGTAGTCAAATTATAGGAAACAACTACAAAACTGTTATAAATAGTTATAACACTAGCAGTTTTATAGAAACAGATTAATAGGTAAAGAAATATGGCAGCAATAATTACAACCCCATTTAGAGTTCTAAATGCAGAGAACTTTAAAGAAGATGTCGGGTCATCTTCAGTTTATCTTGGTATAGGTAAATCAGACGTATGGTCGTTAGCGACTAGTGATACAACTGATACTATTCCATTCACACCAGGCGATCACGTAGATGATATAAACGGAGCATGGTCTCAAATGATTGCAATGAAAAAGGTTACATCCTCTGACGTTGCACATGTTGTTCCAAGACATGACTATGCAGATGGAGAATCATACGTAGCTTGGGATTCAAAAGATTCAGATATATATGACGATAAGTTTTATGTACTAACTTCAGAATTTAAAGTTTATAAGTGTATACAAAAAGGACCAAGTTCTACATCAGTACAACCTACACATACTACAGCAACTATACCAGTTGCTGGAGCTGATGGTTACAGATGGAAATACATGTACACTATTACAACATCTGATTCAGAAAAGTTTTTAACCAAGTCATTTATGCCAGTTAAAACATTAGCAGAGGCTCCAGTGTTAGCAGATACTAATGTAAACTATCCACAACAACAATCACAAATTAATTCTAGAGCTCTTGCCACTGCTGCCGGCATTGAGAGAATTGTTATTGAAAATGGTGGATCTAATTATGATGCTGCTGATGTATTTACAATTACCATTGAAGGTGATGGAACAGCTGCTGCTGCAGTTGATGGTGGTGTTACAGTTGTAGGCGGAGCAGTCACAGCAATTGCATTAAGCAATGTAGGTACAGATTATACAAAGGCTAAGGTAACAGTAACAGCTAACAATGCATCAGGCGGTGCAGTAGGTTCTGGCTGTATTGCAAGAGCAGTTATCTCACCCCCAGCTGGTCATGGAACAGATCCAGTATCAGAACTAGGAGCTTTCTTTTCAGCATTAAACGTACAACTTGATGGAAACGATGGATCAGACTTTACAGTTGGTAATGATTTTAGACAAATCTCAATTGTTAAAAATCCATATGCATCTGGTACAACTGTTGCAGGTGATGCTACAGTTAGAGCAACTAAAGGATTACAACTAGGCTCTGGACAGAACACAACAGGATTCGTGGTTGACCAAGTTATACAAGCAGCCTCAGGTGGAAGTGGAGCCAAAGCTTATTTGGTAGAAATAGATGCAACAAATGCTAGATTATATTACTACCAAAACGAAAAGACTGGATTTACACCATTTGCAAATAATGATACAGTACAAGGAACATTACCATCTGGTGGTTCAGCTACATTAGCATCATCACACAATATTGCAGCTGAAGTCGTACCTGGATCTGGACAACTTATATTCCTAGAAAACAGAGATCCAATTAGTAGATCTGCAACACAAATTGAAGACATTAAGTGTATTATAGAATTTTAATTAATACATACAACAGAGAGATTTTATGAGTACTACAAAAATAAAAGTATTTGGTCAACAACCATATTATGACGATTTTAATGAAGCAAAAGGCTTTTACAGAATTCTATACAGACCAGGATTTGCAGTTCAAGCTAGAGAGCTTACACAGATGCAAACTTCTATTCAAGCTCAGATTGATAGAGCTGGTCAGTATGCTTTTAAAGATGGCTCTAGAGTTATTCAAGGCCAAGTTACTTTAAATACTGAATTTGATTATATACAATTAGAAGATGTATTCAATTCAACTCTTGATTCATCTTCTGCAAATCTTACTACTTCTAATTATTTAACAGACTTTGTAGGTACAACAATTACCGGTAGTGATAATACTGGAAATCAAGTAACGGCTAAAGTTTTAAAAGCTGTTGCAGCTAACTCAACAAGTGGAGCTCCTTTAACGCTATATATTAAATATAAGAATAAAGGTGGCCCTACTAAA